TGCGGCCGACCGTCGAGATACTTCCGCACCAGGCAGTAGAGGATGCGGCCATGTTGCCAGCATGGATTCGATTTCTTTAGGGGACACGCTAGAATTCTGGCGGCCGATTCAAGGCGGGTACGATCAATCGCGTATCCAGTCGAGGATTCAAATGCGTCGACAGGCGGATACTGTCTTGCCCTCTCCTTCTCAAATGCGGCCTGATAAGCCTCTTTCGTCAGGATCGGCATACGCAACCTGCGACGCAGCTTCATGCTAACGCCGTGTTTGGTCGAGCGAACGCGCGCCATGCATCGACAGCAGCAGCGTCGTACGCTAATGCCGCCTCAAGTGATGTGCTGAAGTATCCCAAGTGGCGGCGACGGCCCTCTACGCGAATCAATGCCTGCCATCGGCCGGTACGCCGAACGAAGTGAACCCCCTTGAACCCTGACGAATTGTTCGCCCGTAGACGCCCATTCGCGGCGTTCTGCGTGTGCGTTGCAAGACGAAGATTACAGCGGCGATTATCTAGCCCGCCGAAATCTCCCGGCTCGATGTGGTCGATTTCCATATCAGCCGGGACGGTGCCGTTTGCGCGTTCGAACACCACCCGATGAAGGAATACTTTCTTGCGGGTTCCGTCACGGCGCTCCTCACGGAACGCATAGATGGTCATGGTTTTACCGACGCGTACAACCTTCGCCTGCCATGCCAGCAGCGCCAGATCGCCATCAACGTCATCGAGAATCGTGACGTATCTTCCGAAGTTCTTGCATCGGTACGTCGAGCTGAGTGGAACAGAAATCATAGCTTCAGCCGCTTTCTGTATCTGCCCTGCGTCGGATATTCGAACGCGGCATCCGACGTTCGGCGATAGATGAACCGCATGACGGTGCCGCGCGGCGTCGGCGCGCAGTCGAGATGTTCGACCTTGTAGGAATTGTGCCGGGCCAGATCGTGAACGAAGGTCGGTTGCAGGTTGTAGAAGCCGTGGTCGGGATAACCCTGCGTCGGCTGTTCGGCGAAGATGTATCCGCCGGGCGCCGTGAGATCGTGAATAGTTCGCCAGCACTGGGCGAGATTAAAGACGTGTTCCGTGGTCCCGACATTCGTGACGAGATCGAAGCGGCAGAGATTTGTCCATGCCGCCTCGTCCAGCGGCAGGTTCAGATCCGCCAGCACGGTTCCGTTGCCGTTGGCGTCGATGCTTTCGTACCGCCCGCAGCCCAATGTCTTGTAGAACGCGACTGCCGGCGCCCGCTCCCACATCCGTTTGCCGCGACGTTTTCCGAAAGGGATCGGCGTCGTCGCATAAAGCTGATCGCCCAACTCGCAGACCGAAAACCGGGCCGGCAGCTTCGCAGCCAGATCGCGGAGAAGCTGTTGCGGTTCCGGTCCTATGCCCACTCAGGCGCTCCGAAGAACCGCATCGTCCATCCGCTCATCGAGCGCACCCCTTCGTGCCACGCCTTGTCCTTGCGGATGTAGTCGCGGTAAATGGCAAGCACGTCCTTGTGCCGGAAATCCTTGCAGAACTTGCCGTCCGCATAGGCACCGCGCGCGATCGGAACGCCGCAGAGAACGATCTCCGAGAAGCCCATCTGCCGCGCCATCTTTGCAGCAGCCCATGCCGACGTGCCGGTGCCCTTCGCATCGGGCCACCAGTGATCGACATACGGGAAGAACTCGCGCAGCTTCTCGGCACTCCCCGGAACGCCGTGCGAATGAACCGTGAAGCCGTCTCCGAATTTCTTGCGCTGTGCCGCCACCCAGCGATCCAGTTTGCCGATGCGGTAATGCAGCGAGAAAAGGGCGAAAGCCTTGACGGCCGATGCCGCGTTGTTGACGGCAATCGCGGGCGCGTCCGGTCGCAGTTTCCGGGCGCGGGCGAGATCGTCGTGCAACGTCGGACCGAAACCGCAGACCAGCACCGTGCCGGAATGTCGTTGCGGATAGACAGGGAAACAGAGAGACGGGGAGAGACCCGGAGGCCTCTCCCCGCTTCCTTCGATCACGAGCGCCCTAGCTCGTATAAGTGATGGTCGCTGATTCGAGATCTGGACTTATCTCGACCCCGCCACCATCGGACGCCAGCACGAAATGCCGGGACACGTCGACGAGCTGCGTACGGATGTCGTCCTGAATGGTCCGCGCATCGCTGAGCGTCCCAGTCTGGAAAACCATCAGTTCGTCGCCCGGCTGCATGGAGCCCAGCGTCGGCCCACCGGCTGCGTTGCCGATGCCGCCGTCGAGTTCGGTATCCCGGAAATAGCCGGATACCTCGACAACGGCCGGGGTATCCGTGGTGACGTAGTGCCACCGCTTCATGCCCTGACCGTAGTCCGCCGCCATCCAGAGATAGGCCTTGCCTTCCCGGCCGGCGGTCGTGGCGCGCTTGATGAATGCCATTGTTCCGCCCTCCGTTAGCTCGTCGCCACGCCGGCCGTATCATCGAGGTTGCCCTCGATCACACCCGTCGTGTCGATCATGCATGCCCCACCGGACATCATGTGGTTGACGAAATGCGCCGCCCTGTCGCCGTGCCAGGTGATGTCCGCAGACACACCCGAATTTCCGGCGACGTTGCCGGCCGCTGCCGCCGCGGCGTAACCCACGGCATCGGCGTGCCAAACGAAGATTTTGGCGGTCGCAGTTCCCGCGCCCGGAAGCCCGGTATGCAGCGTCCACTTGACGCCCATCCACGAAATCCACGTCCCGACCGGCGCACCCTCGGTGTAGGGCAGGCCATTCGGGCCGACGAAATCCGCAGACGCAAAGGCCGTGATCGTCATGGCCTGTGCCCAAGCAGATGCCGTCAACGCTCCGTAGATTCGACCGTCGTTCCGTACGTCGTTGGCGTAGAGGGCCTTGACCATGCCGAGCAAGCCGGCGCGGGTTGCACCGGACGACGTGACCGTGACAGTCACAACGCTCTGGGTCGTCGCGTCCAGAACGGTCGTGATCTGATCGTCGATCTTGCGTCCGAGTGCGGCAGCACCACCGCGCGCGATTGCCATCTTCTCGTCGATGTTCGTCTTCGTCTGGTCGAGCTTGTCGACGTAATCACCGGCGTAGAAATCGGCGAGCGTGCATTCGATCGCGGTGTGGTCCTGGTTCATCGGCGTGATGAGGCCGTGACGCGCTTTCGTCGTCGCGGTGCCCTTGCCGATCTTCTGGAACGTGTCGGAATATCCGACCACGCTCAAGTTTTTGCGCACTGCATTCAGCAGAACCGAGCCCTCACGCTGAAAGACGTAATGGACGTCGGCCTCGTACTGCCGAATGAAGGCATTGTCGATTGAGGTACTCATCTGCCCTCACTCCTGTGTTCGTTTCAGGGGTTCGAGACAGATCCGTCAGGGAGCCAGACAGGCGGCGTCGTCGCGGGGAGCCCTAAGGGGCCGCGCTCAGCCTGTTGTCCGGGGCGTCAGGATTTGCGGTAGGAACGATCCACCGGGGCGCATTGCTGCGGGAGCCAGAGAACCGGTAGCGAAAAATCGCCAAACGAATGAATGAATAAAATTGGCCCGCCCCTTTGGGGGAGGCGGGCCGAGTGTCCCTGACAGCAGGGAGGCCCTGTCAGAGAGGGGACGAATTCAGGCGGCGCGACCCTGTGCGCCGACGATGGGGCCGTTGCCCGGCATCCGCGCGTAGAGCTGGGCCTGTTCGTTTTCGATGCGCTGCGCTTCCCGGCTGTCCTGCCGGTCCATCGCCGCCACCTTCTGCTTCTGCAGCGCGTCGATCTTCGTTTGCAGCGTCTGCGCTTCGGTCTCCGTCAGCACCGGTCCCATGCGATCCTCTCCCATCTCGCGGCCAATGTTGGCGAAGGCCTCGACCAGGATCGGGTGATCGAGGACGAAGCGCCCGTCCTTGGTCTGAATCTGCTTGGCGGCCTCGAAATTATCGCCGAGCGCCTTTTCTGCGGCGCGGCTCGCGATGGCGCGGTTCCGGTCGTATTCCGGCCCCTGCCACTTGCCCCGCAGCGTAGTTTCCGATGACGCGGCGAAGGCCTTGTCGGCCTCGATCTCGGCAGCCAGCGTCGCATCGACGAGCTGGTTCCAGCCTTCGTTCAGCATCTTCGCCTGTTCGGCGCTGACGTTGGCGCCGTGGAACAGCTTCGCCATCGTGCCCTGGAAGGCCTTGTCGGCATCGGTCACTTCGCGGCCGGCCGGCGTCGTGAACGTGTAGCCTTCGGGCGCATCGGGAACGCCGATCGCCTTGCGGTACGCGGCGACCTCTTCGGGCTTCGCATCCTTGCCCGGCGGGACGATGGCCTTCGCGAGCTGCTTGCGCATGTCGAGCGCTCGGCCGACGAAGTGGTTCAGATCGGCCGAGCTCTCGGCGAACTTCTTCCCGTCCGCGTCGGTGATGGTGTCGCGCCACGACGCGGCCGCCGGTGCCGGGTCCGGTGATGGTGCCGGTGCCGGTGCCGGATCGGGCGCAGGGGTCGGGGCGGGTTCGCTGCCGGACGGGGCCGGTGCGGGGGTCGGGGTGGGTGTCGGATTCGGCGCTACAGCCATAGCTTACTCCTTCGGTCGTTTCTGCCGCTGCCTGACCGGCAACGGCTTCGGGTCTTTACGCAGCGCGGCCATGATCTTGAGGCCGATGTTGCGTTCGCCTTCGTTGAACGCGGTGGCTTCCGTGGTCGCCGCCATCGACGAGCGCCACAGATGCCCCCACGCGAATATCTCGTAGAGGACGCGCTTGCCCTGCTCGGAGCCGAGGAAGAGCTGTTTGAAGTCGGCCGCGACCTCTTCCGGCGGCCGTTTCGAACCCCATGCGCGGGCCAGATCGGCGGCCAGCGCCTCGGGATCGAACCGCTCGCGGCGACGCCACGGCCAGAACCTCATGCCCGGGCCGGCTCCCTCACCGTCTCGCTGCCGTCCTCGTGCATTGTCGTGCGCCGGCACCAGGGGCAACCGGCCTTCATCGCTGCGACGGCCTCATCGCCCTGCAACAGACAGATCGGCGGCCCCTGGCAGACGATGACCTGCGGGTCTGGCTCGCGGATCATGCGGCGATGGTGACCACTTCTGACAACACGCCCTTCGACTTGAGCTGATCCGCAGCAACCCACGCGGCGTTCCACGCGATTGTCTTGAACTCATAGGCCGATAGCTTGCGCGCGACCGTCATGGGATGCAGGAATTGAGCGCGACCGATATGCATGATGTCGGTGTATGTGTGGTTGAATAGCGCCCGCTGCCTTTCGTTCCACTCGGCCCATTGCTTCCTTGGCACCCTGTTTTCGTTCTTGGTCATCATCCTCATCCTTTCGCTGTTACGCCGCCCTCTTCCCGCCGGCCGCACCCTGCAACGCTTCCTTGACGCCGGGCACGTTCGCCACCTGTCCGACGATGCCGGCCGCCTGTTCGGCCTGTGCCATCGCGGCGGCTTCCTGCTGGACCTTCATGCGGGCCTGCCGGATCGCCTTCGACTGCTTCGCATCGTTGATCACCCGGTTCAGCGGAACGCCCGAGGATTCGGCACGGAAGCGCACGTAGCCATCGAAATTGATGTTATCGAGGACGTCGGGCTTCACCGTCGAAATCTGCAACGCTTCGGCGATCAGCATTTGCGCCGCCGCCGCTTCGATCTGCTGCCGGATTTTCTTGATCGGGCTTTCGTATTCGAAGCGGATGTTGCGACCCTGCAGCACCGGCGGGATCGGCAGGAAGCCGTTGCCGCGCAGCATGATGGCAAAGGCGCGTTCCACCATCGGGCCGGTGTAGTCCGTCTCGAGCCGGCCGAACACGGGGCCGACCTCGCGAATGAATTCCTGTTTCCGTTCGATGATCTCGGTTGCCGTCATCTGCGGGCCTTCGACCGGCAGATTGAGGATGTTCTTGAAGAACGCGTTGACGATCTGCTGACGGGTATCGAGCTGCATCTCGCGGGTCAGCGGCATGTTGGTTCCCGGCAGCAGCGGGAAGATCGGGTTGCCGCGCATCGCCGTTGCCAGTTCGGCGTCGTAATAGCTGATGCCGCCGGGATAGGTGTTGGCCTCGGTAAACGTGCCATCGTTCGGCGCGAACAGCGGCGGGTCCGCGGCACGCTGGCCGGCGACCAGCATCGTTTCGCCCTGCGCCTGCAACGTGTTGGAATCCGGCAACGCGATCATGCCCGGGGAGCGGCCGTAATCCTCGCCACTGTTGGTATCCCAGCGCGGCACCACGAACGGGAATTCGTGGAAGCCGCCGACACTGACTTCGGTCCCGGTGCGCTCCCCGTCGGTTTCGATCCAGAGCGACGCATAGGGCAGGTTGCGCGCCAGCATGGCCTCGGCCCGGCCCTCGTCGCGCGGCACGACGGCATGAACGTATTCCAGCTTCTCGTCGAACTTGCGATCCTGGTTGAGCTGCTTTCCCTTCTTGCCGAGATTGTCGACCCCGAACATGCCGGCGGCCTGCCGCACCGTGAACTGGCGGCAATGGAAGAGGCCCTGCGGGTTGCCTTCATCGTCGAAGAAGACAACGGCATCCTTGAGATGCAGCGACTGGAACAGCAACTGGTTCAGCCGCCGCGCCTCGCCGATATAGAGCGGCCCGGTGCCGAAGACGGCGAGATCGTAATCGGTTTCACCCGTCGCCTGCCGGAACCGGGCGCGCGGGTTTTCGAACGCCGCATACATCCGTTCCGTGGCATCTTCGAGCCACGCCTTCGCTTCGTCGTCGCCGTCGATCTTGTCGTCGCTGGCCTTCAAGTCGAAGAACTCTTCGGGCCGCAGCATCCCGCCGATCGCATTGGCGAGACCGCGGGCGGCCTGCATCGGGGTGCCATCGAAGATGTCGTCGGTCAGCCGCTCGCCTTCGGTCACGACGGTCGTGAAGCCGGAGCGACCCGGCAGCATGACGCGGGCCAGTTCCTCCCAGTGCTGTTCGAACAGGAACCGCCCGCCCTTCAGCGTGCGGTAGCGGCCGAGCAGTTCCTCGACGCGGGATTCGGCCATCGATCAGCCCAGAAGCTGTGCGCCGGCCTGCGGCTGCGAAACAGAGGCATCGCCGAGCAGGCCACCGGTCGGAGTCAGCATCGAGGCGGCGCGGCCCTTGCGCTTCAGTTGTGCGAGACGCGCCTCTTCGGCGGCGGCCGCAATGGCGGGATCGGTGCGCTCCGGCGGCGGCGGCAGCGGTGTGATCTTCGGTTCGCTGGGACTGAAGAACGATTTGCCCGGAAGTTTCATGTTCGTCTCCTCAGAAATCTGAATAGCTGGTACGGCGTCACACGGAACGGCGCCCGGATGCCGAGAACCGCCTTCACCATGCCGACGCAATTCGAGAACGCGAACGGCGCCCGGATGCCGGGCCCGCCTTCGGTTTCCACCACCGTCATGCCTTCGTTGCGATAGAACGCGGCGAGATCGAATGTCGTCCCCGCCACCACCTTGACCACCGGCCGGCCCGCCATGCTGTCGATCACGATCCAGTAATCCCCCTGTGCGACGGCGCAGAAGACGTGGCGGAACCCCTGTTTCAGAAACCGGTCCAGCGGATGGCAGCCGTGGTCGTGGAAGACGACGAGCGCCATCAGACCCGCATCATTCGTCCGAGATCGACCATGAAGCCGACGAAGGCATCGCGCTCCGCATCCGGGGCACCGCCGCCTTCGGCCGCGAGAACCCCCGAGTACATGAACGCCGCCGCCTGCCGGTTGCCCTGTGTGAAGCCGGCCTCGGCCGCATCGACCATCGCGCCGCGGAACGGCAGCGCAACCATGATCGCCGACATTCGATCCTGCCTGGTATCCAGCGCCATTACGGCCCCGTCGCCAGTTCCCCGCGCGTGAAGACGCCGGCCGCATCGCTCACCGTCGCCTTGTGATCGACGGTCGTGGCATCGTCGGCGAACACGCTGAACGTCGTGTCGTCCTGCGTCACCTTGTTGCGGGTCAGCTTGTAGAGATAGCTCAGCTTCGTTGAGAGCGAAGCCGTTGCCGGCGGCGCACCCTGTCCCGGTTCTGCATAGGTATCGGTTGCCAGCGCATCGACGACCTCGGCGTTGACGTCGGCGGCCGAAAGGTCGTTGAGGGCGGCGATGGCTGCCAGCACCGCGTCGTCCGCGGCGGCAAGCGCGGTCGCCAGTTCTGCGTTCGTCGGTACATCGCCGACCGCCGTCAGGATGCTGTTGGTGTCCGTCGTCAATTCGGCCCGCGTCGGCGGATCGTAGTCTGCCAGCGCGGCATCGACTTCGGCGTTGACCTGCGCCACGGAGAGATTGTTCAGCGCCGCCACCGCCGCCAGTACGGCATCGTCTGCCGTGCCGAGGGCGGTTGCCAATTCCGCATTGGTCGGCAGATCGTCGACGCTGGTCTGCGTCGCGCGACTGCTGATTGTCGCGTTCACATTGTCGCCGACGATCTTGCCGGCCGTGCCCGCTCCATAGGCGCCAGGCAGCGCCGTAGCCCACGGATCGCCGGCAGCCCCGGCCGCATTCAACTGCTCGCCGGTCGAGCCGACGCCAAGATGCCCGGCAAGGGCTTCATCCCAAACTTGATCGGCTACCTCGGCGGAGAAGTCGGCCGCCGTTGCCGCCGCTGTCAGGACGTTGGCAGCCATCGCGCCGACCGAGGCGTCGATCCGACCAGAGACGAGCGCGGCCGGCAAGCGGGTCTGAATGTCCTCGGTATCCGCCTGAATCCCGTCGAGTTCGCCTTGCAGGGTCGTGCCGGTGTCGGTCAGGATTTCGGCAATCTCGGTCGCAATCTCGCCAAACGTGCCCGAGCCGACATGCCCGGCCTGTGCCTCATCCCAGATAGCGTCGGCGATCTCGGCCACGGCATCGGCCGCCAGTTCGGAGGCACCAATAGCATCGGCTGCGATGGCTGCGGCGTTGATGGCCCCGGCTGCAAACGTCGCCGCATCGATGGCGCCATCCGCGATCTTGGCTGCGGTGATGGCATCGGCATTGATGGCGGTTGCGGTGATCGCGTTGGCAGCAATCGCCGCCACAAGCACGCCGCCAGACGTCGTGTCGATCTCACCCGTTCCGGTGCCATCCTTGATCGTCGCAACCGGATAGCCGGCGGTATGTTCGGCAGCACCGATCCTGAACACCGCGGCAATGAAATTCACCGTCTGCGTGTTGACGGTGACTGCGGAGACGACAACCCAATACCACGAGCCGACTGCGAAGAACCCGGCATCGGTGTTGTTGTTGAGATCGATCGAGAAGCCGTGAATGCCCGTGATGGCGTCGAAGTCGATGCCGTCGGTATCCAGAAGCGCATAGCCAGCATCGGATGCGCGCTGCGTGACGGAGCCATCCTTGTAAATCTCTATATCTGTGGCGGCGAGGCCGGTCAGGGTCAAGCTTTGCCCGTCGGCGCCATAGGAGGCGAACGGGATGTAGATCGTTGTGCCTGATGGAACCGTGCCGAGAGAGAGCGTCATAACGACCCCGTTGTATCGGCGCCGTTACCACCGGCATCATGATTTACGGTCCAATGCTGACAACCAACAGGCAGTCTTTGATAGGCTAACAGCCCATCTGGATCATTCACTCTCAACCAATTCTTCGCCTGCTGCGGCGTGTCGAATACCTGATCGCGCGCGCTTTCGCGGCCGATTAACGAGTGGCGATGCTGTGGTGAAGGAACAAGTATATATGCCATCAGTCGCTCGGGCTCCATGCTGATGTTGCAAGCGGGCCATTGTGCTGCGTCCAGCTTCCGCCGGCCGAGCCGAGATTTACGTCCCGGTAATCCTCGGCGGTCTGCGCCGGATCGAGATGGAAATAGAAGAATGGTTGAACGCCAAGCGGGGTTGAACCATCGGAGCCAAGATCGACCGGAAAGCCGTCTGCGTCTCTAAACTTCCGCCGGTTCGCCTCGACCGATAAATCGAGTGCGGCGCTGTTGTGCCACCAGTATTCGGCCTGTCCGCCATCGAACGAACTGCTATCGGGCGCCCCATTAGAGCTCCAAATACCGCATTGCGGGCGCGACCAGTCGATGAACTCGGACCCGGTTAGTTGCGTCAGCGTCGTCGGCGTGCCCGTGTCGGCTACGTCGTCGAGGTATATATGTATGAACGGTGTGGCGGCATTTAGATCGAAGGATACCAGCAAATGATGAGGGTCTTCGTTACGAAGGCTCGTGGCGTTCTGACACAGTACCGCCTCGGCACCACCAATCTGCTCATAGCGAATTTCAAAGAGATTTCCGGTAGTGATTCTCATATATCCAAAACCACCGCCCAAGGTGGGGCCAAGCTCTCGGGCCGTGTCGTATCCCGCTGCTGTCAGTTTGAACCAGACGCTAAACAGCATGAAGCGCGTATCGGTGCTGATGACGTTCGATGTGCCCGTCCTCATCCCGGTCCCGCCACCAGTCAGCCCTGTCCCGATGAACTGCGCGGCATCTACTGGAAACGGACCGCCTCCGCCCGCAGACACAATCAGACTCCCGCCCAAAAGAGGGCTCACAAGAGCCCTGCTTGAGAGAAGGGCAGAGCGCATTACTGCATCGTCCCCGTCTCGTTGACGCTCGCGCCGACGATCATGCCAGCGCCGCCTTCAGCCTGGTTTCGCGCGACGCCAGCGCCTTCTCGCGCGCTGCGAGATCGGATTCCTGCGCATCGAGCTGGCGGCCCCTTTCGCCCTGCCAGAGCGCGGTCTGATCGACGGCATTCTCGCGTTCCACGATGGCCGTTTCGCGGCGTTCGAGATCGGCGGTAACGGTCGCTGCCTGCGTGGCCGCATCGGCCTTGGCCTTCTCGAGCTGCGCGGCACCATCGGAGAGCATCTGCGCCGCAGTCTTCAGGCGGGCGCGCTCCGCATCGAGTTCGGCATTCCCGGCCCTGACCGCAGCCGCCGCCTTGTTCGCCGCAGCGACAGCGGCATCGGCCGCCTTGCGTTCGTCTTCGAGGTTGCGCCGCAGTTCCGCGATCTCCGTCCGCTTCGCATCCAGTTCGGCGTAGCGTTCCTTGAGATCGGCAATCGCCTTCTTGTGCTTGTTCGGATCCGACAGGACTTCGAGAACGGCGAAGATGCTGGAATCCGCAGCAGGCGGAACATTCGAGCCCATCATGGCCTTAGCTCCCTTCGATCACGGCGATCTTGTCGCCGGTGCGGGGATGCGCCTGCACCCCGAAGAATTCCGTCTGGTTCGCGGCGAGCCGCTTCGTCGTGGTTGCCGCCGTCGGGTTGGTCCCGATGGAGACGTGACAGGCGACATCGCAATGCACGCGGATCAGCTTGGTGCCGGCGGCGAACGCGGTCGACTGCGTTGACCCCGCCCCGATCGCCACCTGTTGCTCGACCTGCGAAGGCTCCTGACCGGCGGGCATCAGGTAGCCCTGCCCGTCGCGCGCCTGGCTCGAATATTCGGAAATGTAGAGAACAGCCATTTACCCCTCCTAGTGAACCATGCCGCTATCGACGGCGGCTTTCGCGGCCCGCGCTGCGCTCTCGGGTCCGATCTGTTCGATGATGGCGTCGCATTGCTCGTCGGTCAGCGGCGCCGCGTCGCGGTTCCGTTTCTGATGTGCGCGTCGCGTCAGCTCCCGCAGCCGCATCAGGTCGGCATGATCGAGATCGGCGACGAACTGGCGCGGCGTCAGGTCCGGCAGGCGGCCGAGGACAACAGCGGTTCCGACCAGCAACCGCACCCGTGGCCCGCTGATATGTTTCGGCACTTCAGGGACGCGATCATCCATCGGATGCTTCTCGACGAAGCGGATCGGCGACACCATGACGCCAGCAGCCGCAGCGCGTTCCTGTAGCGCGTCGTTGCATTGCTTCTCGAACCGGGCGCGCTGTTCGGGGCTTTCACGCCCATCGATCCAGAGCGCGTTTTCGAGAACGTCGCCGGGGTTCATTTGCCGATCCTGCATTCGAACGATGCGGGCCACGACCAGCCAACCACCGCGCTGTATCGCCCGGTCCATGCCGCCGACGAATGCCGGCCATCAGGCCGGGCACCTTCGACATAGACCCGATGGAATGTCGGCAGCCATGCCCACGAGACCGACATCGACAGCAGCCCTCGCACGACTTCGTGTCGCCTTCCTAAAATGGGGCGAGGAAACAGGACGAACGCGAACGACGCCGGCAAGTCTCTGTACAGATCGCGCCCCGCGAAGAACCAGAGCCAGCGCCGCTTGAGGATCATTTGCGCGCCTTGTACCGGAACCATTCGCCCAACCGGCGCAGCCATGCGCGCATCGCCGGCGCCTTCCGTTTCGGATCGAAACCGCGCTGCATCGGCGGCCACGGCACGCCGGGGAATGCCTCGTCGATCATTTGCGCCATCTCAATGGTGAGTAGCGGCTATTCGCCCGGACCGGCCGCTTCGGCTCCCGCGCGCCGGGCTCGTTCAGGATGTAACGGGCCGACTGCTGGGCACGCTCCCGCATGTATGCGGTCAACGCTTCTGCAGACCAGCCATTGCGCGATTCTTCTGCGGTCGGCTCGATCAATTCGTCGGCCACGGCGGCGTTCCAAACTCACGCTTAAGCACCACAAGCACGGCGTCGCGCTCCTTTGGCGCCATCGCATAAACTTCGGACATCAATTTGCGGGTCACCGTCGTCATATCGTCGACGCGATTTTGCGACGCGGTCTCATCGAGAGAAGGGGGATCACCAAGCAGACCCCGGTTCGGCAACGGGCAAACCCACATACACCCGCTTTTCCGAGATTGGCGGGCCTCTTTAAGAGCGCGGCGCGCCTCCACGAACTCTGGCGGCTCTGTCCATTGCCTGTACATCATCGCCTCCATTTTGTCGGTGAATAGCTGCTATTCGCCTTCGTCGGCAGCGCACGGACACCGGCCATCGGGCCCTTGCGCGGCGCATCTTCGAGGGCATACACGGCCGCATCGCCGTGATCCGGGCTGCGACCAAGCCGCTTGATGATGTCCGGTTTCGGTTCGACCTTGACCACGTTGCGCACCGGCGACCAGCGTGCCGAACAGAGATCGGCACGCAGCTCGGGACGTGGCGGCAGCGAGATCGGAAATTCCGCCATCGGGTCCAGCGCTTCCCGCATCCGCCACCACCATTCGGAACGCTTGTTGAAGAACCGCAAGCCACCGTCGCGCGATACCGCATGGCTGGGCTCACCGCCCGCCATCCGAACCGCGTTGACGCCCTGCGAATGCAGATGCCCGTAAACTTCGCCACCGGGCCCGATGACATCGATCAGAGCCGGGGCGCCATCGCGCAACTGGCCTACGACGAGGCCCGCCGTGGTCTGACTGTCCGGCGTCGCCGTGCCAGGATATTCGATCGGCTCACCGAACCAGTCGCCGTACCGCGGATACATAACCGTCTTCGCAGCACCGCCCATTGCGACGTCGACCCCGAGCGCGGTCATCGGTCCCGGCGGACGGTGCGGCGTCCAGCGATCTTGTGCCGCCCGCACCCAGGCCGTCGGTATGACCTGCCACGGGTTGTCGTCGCGGCCGGCGGTGAAATCGCCACGCAGCATTTGCGAGCGCAGCGGTTCCGGCAGCGCCTGAAGCTGGGCCTTGTAGCCCGTTGCCATCAGGAACGGATTGTCTTCGACCGATGACGGAATGAAGGTCCGCGACCGCGGCGACACCATTTCGCCGTCGATCTCGATTGGTTCCGGCCCGTCGACTTCGCGGTCGCCGTCCTCGGTCATCACGAACCAGCGCAACTCGCCCGGTAGTGCCGGGTTTGGATGATGTTCGTCCAGCCACGGCGCCCAGAAGCGGATGATCCATTCGCCTTCGGCCGTCGTCGGCGGGTTCGATGCCGCCACCACCCGGAAGCGCTGGCCGACGATGGTCGTGCGGTTCCATGCCACCACGAACCGGAACTGCGCCTCGAGGAATTCGGTGACCTCATCGAAGCCCATGAAGTCGTGCGGCTGGCCCTGATAGGCCTTTTCGGAACCGGCGTCCTTCATGCCGCCGAAGCGAACCAGCCGATTGCCGGGCAGGCGGAAGTGATTCCATTGCCCGTTGAAATGTTCGCGCCCCAGTATCTCGGCAGCGCGATCGATCAGCGCCCGAAGCTGCGTTCCCTCGCGGCGGAAGATGATGGACCGCACGTGCCTGGTAGCCGCCAGACCGACCAGAAGGTCGCTCTTGCCACCCCCTGCCGCGCCGCCGTAGAGCGTGAAATCCGCCTCGCTCTCATAGGCCGCACGCTGCGGCGTGATCTTCGCCGGATCCTCGACATCGATCAGCGGCACCCACGGATTGTCGCGAATGTCCGCTGCGATCAGCGCGTCGACTTCAGCCCGCTCCCTCGGCCCCAGCGTCTGGTACTGCGCCATCGGATTCACTATCGGCCTCGCCTTTCGGTTCAGGCTGCGCCTCGCCCAGAAGCCGCGCCATCCGCTGCGCACGGACCTGCGGCGGGATAGCGCTGAGCTCTTCGGTCTGGATCGGCCCACCGCCGGCGCCGGTATGCGATACCGAGGCGAGACGCGGATGCAGATAGGGCGCCGCCGCCTTCGCCATTTCGTCGCGTCGCACGGCATCGGTCTCCGGGCTGCGCATCACGCCAAGCATGTACTCGAGCGGCAGCACGCCGCTTTCCTGCGCGTTCCGCAGAACCTCTTGATTGCGTTTGTTTTTCGAGCCCTTTGGACGGCCCGGGCCCGCTTTTGCGGGGGCTGCCATCTGTTTTCCTGTGGTTTTTTAAATGCCGTTCACCCACGAAAAACCCGCCGCGGCGAACCGGGCGGGCTTCGGGGTCACGAATTCCACACTGCGCCTTTGGACCAGATTTTGTGCACAACGTCAAGGGGCAGGCAAAATGTGGTGGTCCCGGCAGGTTCTCTCCGTCTGACCATTTTCGATTGGTGTCGGCGAAGCTGTGATTTGATGCGAAAGGGGTGCGGAAAGGGTGCGGTTTCGCATCGTTTTCGATTTTCGCCGATTAAAGAAGTGCTTTTTAATGTCAAAAAATGACATTTAAATGCCGGTTCTGTACAGCGCTGTACAGGGTCGGCCAACATGGAAT